TAATAATAAAATAAAAATACAAAACAAAATGGGTAAAATAAAAGAATTTTTAGGTGTTGGTAAACCAGCACAAACAGTAGAACAAAATAATAGATTCTACTATATGTTACAAGAAATGCAAAACAATCGTTGGAGAATTACAGCAATAGTATTAGGGTTATTTACTCTCATAATTGTTGGTATCAATGCTGGTGTTTTTTTCGGTAAAACTATTGGAGAAGACTGGAAAGAAATGTTACTTATCCTTTTAGGTGCCTTTGTTGGTAACTTAAATAAGGTAGTTGACTATTGGTTCAATTCTGAAGATAGAGATAAAATGCTTATTCAAAAAGTGGATGAGGAAGACGGTGTTTCATTGTCAAGTACTTTAGAAAAATAATAAGTAATGAAAATATGGAAAACATTTATTATATTTATTTTCCTGTTCTCATGTAAATCAGCTATGGGACAGCAAGGGTATATATATTCGTATTTAGACCCTTGCACTTCCAAAGCAAAAGAAATATATATTGATACATCAAATGGTGCTGTTCCATTAACTTATAACGGACAAGTACAATCTTTTACAAATGCTGAATTACAATCTGGTGCTTTTCAAACATGGATTGATTCCGTTAATTCTCAAAATCCTGCTGGACCTTGTAGTGGTCTAGGTTTAAGTCAAAGCACTAGTGTAAATGTGATGGTAGCTCAAAATAGCATTTCAGTAATTACTACTGTAATGTCAACATTATCAACAATGGCTTCAATACAAGATGTTGCTGCTAGTACATCTGGATTAGCTGATGCTTTAACTTCAATTAGTGGTGGTGCTAGTGTTCAAGGGGTAATTCAAAGTGACGAAAAAGTTTCATCAAATAACGATAACAACGATAACAACGATAACAATGGAAACAACAGCACAAACTCAAACAACGGAAATGGAAACAATTCTGGAGGAAGCACATCAAATAATAGCAGCAATCAAAACTCATCCAATTCCCAAGGGAATCAGACCTCTAATTCTTCAACTGGAGGAAGTTCTGGAAACCAAGGAACTAATAATACAACTTCGTCTGGACCAACTTCAACAAACAATCAATCGTCTCAATCGTCTGTAGGTTCTTCATCCGCTTCTAGTTCGTCTAATTCTACAAGTGATGGAAATAATCAATCTCAAGGACAAAATGTATCTGATAATTCATCTAATGGTGGAGGAGGTGGGTTTAGTACTGTTACTGGTAGTATAAGTTCTGTTAGAACTGATAATTCACAACAATCTGAATCAGATAGTTCTAAATCTGAAGGTGCATCGTCTGGCGGTAGTAGTTCATCTTCTACAAAAAGTAAAGTAGCTGCTGTTCAAAAAGGTAGTCTTATGATGAATGGTGACTTGGTTACTATTGCTAGTGCAACAGGTGACCCTAGCCAATTCAAATTTAATGCTGGTATGATTTCAGCCAACACCAAAAATACATTTGCTAAAGGTGTTTTAGTTAATTTTACAAGCTATGTAAATAATACAAACGTAACTTTATTTGTTTCTTATCGCCATAAAAAACTTACTAGTATATTTGCTAATTCTTGTATGATGAATTTTCAAAAAGATTTCTTTGATACATTCTCTTTAATGGAATCTTACAAATATCACAAAATTACAGCAACAGTGGGTGCTAATATGACAATTGGAAATATAGGTACTAGTAAATTCCAAAGTTTATCAGTATTAGGTGGTGTATTTGGTAGTTTTAAAGTAACACCAAAAATAGGTTTAACTACAATGTTTGTTACCGTATATTCACCTTATGTATATTATTATGAAGGATTATGGTATCAATCTGGGATTCTTTTGGTTCCTTTTACAGCTGTTGATTATAAAATAACAAAAAAATTTAAATTTAACTTAAGCTTTAGTGCAGTGCAACAATTAAACGATAAACCATTATCTTATCAAATTTTAACTGGTGCTAAATGTATTTTGTAAGTATTTATTAATAAAAAGAAACATGAAAAAATTATTTATTATTATTGCAGTATTTATTACATTTTTTGGTTATTCTCAAAAATGTTATACAGTTAAAGAAGTTAAAAATAACGGTGATATTGAAGGTATTAACCCTAATAGATTTATATTAGGTGTTAAACAAATTACTGAAGAAATATTATCAGCTAATTATACAATTTGCGAAAATGGCAAACCAGTTAGTGTACTTATTGAAAGTATAGAGGCACCAACCAATAGTTTTTCATTAGGACCTTTTGAAAAGAAAAGAAAGAAAACTATGGTTAAATTAATCGTAACTTTTGATGGTGATGAATACGAAGGTCAAGGTGAAGCCAATACAGATGTTAATTCAACATTTATCGAATTACAAGATGAAAACCTACCATTTGAGAAATCAGCATTTTCTGGAGCTCTTAAAAAAGGTTTACAAGACGCAATATCTAAAATATAATGAATAGATTGTTGTTTTTTATATTATTAATTACCAACACTTTATTTGGTCAATTTATTTATTCGGGTAATATATATAACTCGAATGGTATTGGCGTTTCTAATGTACCCATAAAATTATATCAAAGAACAACACCAACTCTTACTGGATTTACTTCTCAAACAAACTATAACGGTCATTCTTATTACCGTTCAACAGGTACTGCAACATGGACAGGTGCCAAAGCAGCTTGTGAGGCAATGAATGGTCACTTGGTTACTATGTCTAATGTAGCTGAAAATACATTTGTTTATAACACATGGTCTTCAGGATGGATTGGTTATTATCAAGATAGGGTAGCAGGATTTGCATATTCAGAACCTTTAGGTGGGTATAGATGGACTGAACTTCCAGTATCTAGTGGACTGCAGGCTGATTATGATGTAGCTTCATATACTTCTGGAACTACATTGACAGATATTAAAGGAGCTGTTAATACTACACTATATAACTCTCCTACATATACAAGCACTTCTGGAAAATACCTAACATTTAATGGAAGTAATCAATATGGCATAACAAATAATTTAGCATCAAAAGTTACTACTAGTTCCGTAACGCTAATGGCTTGGGTTTATCCTACAGGTAATGGTGTTATTGTAACTGAGTTAGGTAGTGGTAGTCCTTCTAGCGGTTGGCATGATGCTCAAATAGAAATTACTGGTAGTAATACATTAAGATGTGGAATGTGGAATGGAGGTATGGTAAGTGTAAACACTTCAATAACTCTTAATACATGGCATCTAGTTGGTTTTACTTATGATGGAACAACATTAACAGGATATAAAGATGGTGCTAGTTTTGGAACTTTAATAACAGGAAGACAAGCACCAGTATTGAATGGACAAGGTTTATATTATGGTATAGGGTTAGCAGATTCTACTAATATGGGTTCTGGTGCATATGGTGCTTTTAGACTTGGCGATTTTCAAGTTTTTAATAGAGGTATAACAGCAGATGAAGTTAATAGAATGTATAGTCTTTATTCTTACAGATATGGAATTTACCCATATTCAAACTGGAACGGTGGTGAACCTAATGATTCAGGTGGTGAGGATTATACACAATTTGTAAGTAGTGGAAAATGGAATGATTTGAATAACAATAATTCTTTAAATTATGTACTTGAATTTGATTATATACTTACAACAGGACCATGGAGCTTATATAAAACAATTTATACTGATGCAACAGGTAAATATGCATTTAACGAGACTAGTAACCCATCTATTGAATGGTATATACAAATAGATGCACCAACACCGCCAGCTTTAACTGTTACTGATGCTCGTGCTTCAAATACAAAAGCAATAAACAGAAATTTTAATTCTTGGGATTATTATAAGTATGATGTAAATAATGATGGTAAGATAACAATATCTGATACTTATTATATCTATGGTAAAAAAAATAATAGGTTTTCAAGTTGGTTATTATCATTACCTAATACCAGATTGTTTACAACAACTCAATATTCAATAATTAACCCATCAAGTAGCGATTTAAGAATAACTTATCCTGGTGTTCAAACAATAACTATTAATACACCTACATCTGGAACAACCAACGCAAATTATTATTTAGTTAATACTGGTATTTTTAATTAATGAAAAAAATACTATTCATATTGTTGATTTCAATATCTTCTTATGGTCAAATTAAAATTGATGATATTGGGGATAATTGGAAAGGTAAGATAGAATCAGCTTTAGAATTAATAAAAACACATGACCCAGTAGCATATGATATAGTAATTAATAATTGTACTTACGTTACTTTTTGGATGGCTAGTTTTTCATCAACTCAAGATTCTTCAACAATACTAGTGTCTGTAAAAGATATGCGAATTAATTCAATTAATAATTTAGCGTGTGTGCTGGTGCATGAATCATATCATTTAAAAATACTTAATGAAAAAATAATCCTTTCTCATAAAGATGAAGAATCAATGTGTTATCATTATGAATATACTTTTTTAAAAAAAATACCAAATGTTGAACCATGGTTAACAAAACACGTATTAACCATGGCAGATTCTTATTAATCAAATCTTATAAAACCTTGTTTGATTGATTCATGAATATATTTTGAATGCTCTTCCATTATTCCTGGTCTAGCATAACCAATGCTCATGTGCATCCCAAAGTACGGTCTGCCAAGTCCTAATTCGTTTCTAATAGCTTGAAGACCTTCTCTTTCTTCGTTAGGGATATTTAACCACCAGACTCTATCATCAGTTTTAGGGTTTAGGTCTAACACAATATCTATTTCTTTACCATCCCATTTAGCTTTAACATCTTCCCATAATTGAAGAATTTCTTCTTCTGACTTATCGTTGTTTTGAGTTAAATCTCGAATAGAATCGTTAATGAATGATATGTGAGCATTACGAAGAGGTTTGTTTAATGTGATACTATATCTTTTTTGTAAAAACCATGCATAGTATTCACACACATCACCTTCAATAAAAACCATAGCCATCTTTTTCCATGATGACTGAGCCTTATGCTTGTTCGTCCTGTCTTCTGGCTCGAAACCAATCTTGCCAGTGAGTGTTATTCTGTCTTTCATTTTCTATTTCGTGTTTTTTCATTGATATAAAATGTTTTTTTGGTGAAAATGTTGCTGGGTCATAAATTGTCGGGCCTGGTTCGTAACCAACACATTTAATAACATCAAGCAATTCATTAGCTTTAAGTTGTCCTTTTAAATCTAGTAGGATTTGTGCATCAATTTCAGCAGCTATTTGTTCTGCTAATATTGCGGTTAACTCTGCCTCTGCATCAATATGCATATAGGAAGTTAAATCCTGAGCCATTTCAGGTGACCAATAAGCATTTAACTTATGTGAGCCATAAGCATCAGTATCTAAATATTCAACACTATGAGATTCAGCCCATTTCTTGAATATCTCTAGACAATCTTCTTTATCAACACTAAAAATCTTTGGTAATTCACGAATAATATCGTTACCATATTCGTGAATGTTGTATTTATTAAAAAACACACCATCTTTAACATAGTATTGCTTTTTAATATAATTAAATATTTGACCAAAAATTCTAAATTCATCCATATACAAGTATAAAGATAAATTTAGAATAAGTCAAGATTTTAAGCTAATCTAAGCGGTTTTAAAAATTCTCTTAAGAATGCATTTTTAGGTCCACCAATCTTCTCCACCCATTTTTTGTAATTGGCTTCATTGCGTTCATCTAATTCAGTTTCAACTTTCTTAGATGGTTTACGAACACCATAAGGTAATTTTTCTTCTTGAAAGTCTGGATAAAGTACTCTATTAAATACTCTTTCATCAACCAAAAATACAACAGCTGTCAATTGGTCACCCAAGTCTGGTTCATAGAACTCTGATGTAAGAACACCATTGAAATATAAAGCTGCTAGGTTTTGATTAAGAGTTCCAAGTTTATCTAGGTTAATGTTGGTTGTTCCACCATTAAGAATAATAAATGTCTTATCTTTTTGGGCCCATTTATTGTAAATCGCCTCATGTGGTGGTAAGTTCCTAACGTTTTGACCATACTCAACTACCCCATGACCAAATTGAATCCCTTGTTGAATTGGACTTAAGTTATAAGGTACAATACCATACATTCTGTATTCCAAATACATATCAGTTTTACGAGGCGTAGAGTTTGCTTTAACTTTGCACAAACCAATACGTCTTAGAAATTCTTCTGATGTTATTTTTTCTGTGTAATATGACGCTTCACACGACATCATGTCAGTATCCCATGACATAACGTCAAGAACTCTCATATTACCTGATAGGCACCATTCGTACCCTGTTTTTAAATCTTCCATATTTTGTTTGTTTACTGTTTACTATCAATAGTAAACTACCAACTATCGTAGTCGGTTATATTTTTTTTGATTTCAAATAAATCTTTTTTTGTGCTATTTATGATTATTTCAACACCAACACCTATTCCACTACCAGTAGAGAAACAATATGTTATTGAGTAACCAACCTTATCTCCGTGTAAAACTTTAACAGCTTGAATCATTTCATCAAGCCGTTCTTGTTCTACTTTTGTTAATTCAAATGTCATTAGTTTTATTATTTTCTTTTAATATTCTATCTATAATACTGGTACTAGTTATGTTGATGTGATAACCAAAATTATCATTTAACATACTTAATATTCTTCGTTTGCTTATTTTATCTTTTACTGATTTGAGAATAAAATTAAGTTCATTATCAGTAAATTTAATTGTTCTTTTATTATTTTCTCTAACTTTATTTTTACTTTCTTCAGAATGTTTAAACCCTAACCTATTTTTACTTTGCTTAATTTTAGTTTCCTCGGACCATTTTTTTCCTTTTTGTGAATTTGAGCGATTTATTTTTGAAATTTCTGTTTCTACTCTATTTTTAGAGTTTTTTGATTTAATTAGAAAATTAATCTTACTATTTTCTTCTTCGGAAATATATGTTTTGATTATACATCTAATACTATAAACATTAACTAAATTTCTATTAAATTTTTCATTAAATTGACTTAGTAATTCTTTTTCAGAATTTAATTCTTTTCTTTTCAAAATAACAAAATCTAATTCTTCGTCACTATATTTAACTTTTTTACCAAAATCTCCACCACTAGTTAAGTTATAACCATATATCGAATTAAATGTGTTATAAAATTTAATGTATTCTTCCTCTTTTTTATCTAAATAATTCAACTCAATATTATCTTCAACAACTATCCAATCAAAATTAAAATCATATTTTAATAAAGCTTTATGAAAATAAAAACCTTTATTTTTTTTAGCAGTTTTTATGTGTTCTTTTTTTCTTGATTCTAAACAATATTTTGTTTGACCAATATATTTTTTACCACTTATTTTATTAGTGGCACAATAAATAATTCCTTTCATATCATTCTTTATTAATAAATATCAAGAAATTTAATTTTCAATTCATTTACCGTAAAATAATTAATTAGAAATTTCTATTAAATGAGAAATAGTACATTGATTTGTATTATATACTATAAATTCATCATTTCTTAAATCAGCACCACCATGAGCATAAACACTATCAAATCCTTCTTTTTTTAAATCTTTATCATTTAATTTATAACAAGAAGAATCATGTTTATATATATGTTTTTGGTTACCTAAACTAACATCAAATAGAGCTAAATATGCTTTATCTTCACCACCTCTTGTCCAGTATGAACCACGTAAAGAGGTGTATCCAATAGATTTTTGGGCTTTATTTGCGTAATAAATTCCATCTCCGAACATCGAGCCTGTGTGAATAGCCCCTGAAGGTCTTATTAGAAGACCACTTTGTAATATATTTATAAAGTTCTCATTACGTGAACCATGCCAGTAAAGTCTTCTTTTCTTAACCTTAGCTTGTTCAAAGTGAGTATCAAATACCTTTTGTGTTTTGGTGTTAACAACTTTAAACACTTGTTTAATTTGATGAGCATTTGGACCCATAAGTTTAGTAACGAGAGCAAGTGTTTCAGTATCTTCTTCAACATCAACCCTAAGACCCATTTGGTCAAGAATTGTAACTTGGTCAACTTGTTCTTCTTCTGGAGCTTCAGCAGCAGCTTTTTGTTGTTTAATCAACTGAACCTGACCTGCCATCGTATCTAATGTAGATTGTTCTTGTCCGATGAATTTTTGTGCTCTTTCTAATGAACTAGCATCATTAACGTCACCAATAAGATAATCACGCACATTATCCATTCTTCTAGGGATAATGGTATATAGTTTAAGTAATAAATCGTTAATGTCTTTCTTATCAACACTTAAAACCAATTTAGCACTAATAGTATCAATAACTTCTTGAGCAGCATTAACTTGTTGCTCCGATACAGCTTCTTGAGTAACCTTATAGTTTCTTTGAATCGATTTGTTAGCAAAACTCATCAATTGGTCAATCAATCTCTTAACTACCGAATTTTTAATTTCTTCAGTTTTAACAGTAGCAGTTGAACCACTAGTAGCATCAACAACTGGTTCAGCTAAAAATTCAGTAACATCTGTATAACCTTTGGTTTTAGATAGCTTCTGTTTAAGAACACTATCCCATTTACTTGAAGGTTTAATCTCAGTAGTTAAACTACGACCAACTCTACCGTATTCACATTTGATTGTACCATCGGAAAGTTCTTCCATGATATAAACTTTGTTGCTGTTATCAGTCATTCCGTTATCAACGGAAACGTGTACTAATTTGGCATATCTTAAGCCATTTTCTTTAATTATCATAATAAATTAGATTAAATATTCTTTGCAAAGATAATTTAATTATTTAAATAAACAAATAATTTTTTAAAAATCTTTCCAATCACTTGGAACCTCAGCACAGATGTGTTTTTCCCACCATGCCTTAAATGCTATTTTGAATCTTTTCCACATATTATTTTTTATCAAAAAAGTTTGTGAATAAGGCAACAATAACCACACAGGTTACCAAGCCACCAACAATCGTAGTTGTCATTTGAATTATAGTTTCATCACTCATTTTACCAATTTTTTGTGACATCATCAAATAATGTCGGGTTATTAATTATCCAATTATAAAATAAAGATTGCATATCTGGTGGTACCATGTTTCCATTTACGTAAACTACATCAGTTACAATCTCTAATTCTTGCCCAGCTTGTAGCGGCATTCCTGGTGCTACTTCAGCAGCATTTTTTAATCTAAAAACTTTATTTGTTATCATAATTTTACTTTTTATAAAGATAACAAATAAAGTTAAAAAGTCAACCTTTAAACTAACTTAAAGAACATTTCTCTAACTTTTGTAGAGATATATTTGTTTACGTCTTTAGGTTCAATATTATTGGCTACCATGGTATCCATTTCTTCTTTTAAAACATCATTTACAACCCATCTGATAACATCGCCCATCTTTTTAACATCGATTGGTTCGTTGTTAGGGAATGTATTTTCAAGTGATTGGTTGAAACGACTTTCAGTAACAGCATATTCTACAAATTTCTGAATACCTTCTAATTTCTCAACATCAACACTCGCAAGAGTCTTAACCTTGCTTGAGCTGTGGCGTTCTCCCTTCACCTTGAATCTATGTACAATACCTTTTACTTCAGTAGACCAAACGATACCCTCACCGATTCCAGAGAAGCCAAAAGCTTTCGCTACAGGACATTCTTCTTCAACAGCAATAGTTAACTCAGATAATTGATTTTGAACCAAAGCAGGCATGTTAAAATCGATATCAATAGAATATGTTGGGAAATCATCAATGTTGTAGATGTTAACACCTGGTGCTTTTAAGTAACTGTAATCAACCCAGTAAGCTGGATTGGCTTTTAATTCTTCTTCTGTATTAGTATGAGGTGTAATCTTAACACCGAAAATGAAGAAAGATTTAGGTATGTTAGAAATACCAACACCTTTTTGGATGTTTCCACCACACCATTCACCATAAATACTTATCGTATTTTTACTAAAATCTAAATCTAGTTTAGCTACAATACCACCCATAAAAGCTGCAAAGACTTCTTTATATGATTCGACAAAAAACGCAAAACCAGCATTGTCTTTTTCAACAGTGATAATATTCTCACGAGATTGAGCCCAGATACCAGAGGTACCGTTACCACAAACAGCAGCATTGGTTCCATGTAACTTTACAGTACCTTTGAATGTAAGTGTTGGTTTAGGTAATGTATGGTCATAAATAGCATCACCATTTTCATCTAACCCAACATAGTTGTAATGTCTGTTTATATTCGTCACGACAGTTCTAAACTGCTCGATAGACGGAAATTTAATCATTTTTTTCATTAGAATCCGTATGAAATGTTAGGTGTAATGTAATCAATACCATCCCAGTTAGTGTAGCAAACACCATAAGTAAATTTACCTACAGTATAACTAATACCAGAACCATATTCAATAAATCCATTCCCAACTTCGTTATTAAAATAAGTACCTGCTCCAAATATAATACTAGCATTTACGACACCCAACGGAAATGTTGGTGTTGCTTTTACTTCCCAGTAATAATTTCCAATACCATCAATATGACTACCTAAATTTTGAAAATTGTTACGACCAATAACACCACTTAATGATAAATTTTCTCTAGTGAATCCAAACTCTACACTAGGATAAGCTGATTCCTGAAAGGTATATGTGTTGGTATTATTACCATAGTCATTACCATTTGAAACTGATAATCCTAATGCAACATATTTAGTCCATTTTGATGATGTAGTTGCTGTTGAATCAGCAGTTATCGCTGAAGCATTTTTACCATGATGAATACCAGCATGTTTTTTTTGACCAAAGGTTACTGTGCTCAATAATAGTAGAGCTCCTAAAATTACTTTTTTCATTTTATTTATTTAATTTATGTTTATCAAAGAAATGTTTTTCTCTTTTTTTGTGTTTATACATTCGGTAAGCAAAATCTAAATATAATATTAGAATACTTAGTGGAACTATACAAGCTAAAACCCCTAAAGTTATATAAAATATATCCATATTACGCAGTTGTTAAGGTTTTCACCATATTTTCAATTTCTTTGATAGATTCTAAACTATCGCAGGTATCTTTATCATCACGCAACATTACAAATGCTGGGTGTAACATAGAATAGTTACCACTTGAATCACTAGATAAACCACATGATTTACATTGTAGTATACTACCTAACAATTTGTCTTGGTTTTCAGTTACGAATTTCATCATATCTTCTTTAAGACCTTGTGGTTTTGTTTTCACCAACCCATCAGAAGATTCAGCGTTAAAGCTAGAAATAAGGAATTCATTCTTGGTACCTTTTCCACCGTAGTTGAATCCAGTAATTCTTAAATCAACATCCATTTCAAGTTTCATTTTGATTTGCCATGTTGGTTTACCATCTTTCCACTCACCATCCCATGCTTTAAGAATTGTTCCTTCTTCACCTGCAGCCAATACTTCTTGGAAGTGTGTCATTGCTTGTGCGTAGCTATGTACAATAGTGCTTTCAATTATTTTAACACTAGATGGTCTAGCACCTTCAAGTAGTCTTTCTAAATAAGCTAAACGTTCAGCATACTTAAGTTTAGAAGCTTTGTTGAAATACTCATCAACAGTAAGTCTATCCCATACGGTATATCTAATTTTCTCTAAAGCACCAGTGAAACTACCATGCTTATCTTCAAAGTTGGTGATTTTCTTATCATTTTCTTTATCAGTTCTAGAATCACGTTTAGAACAAATATCAATAAGCGATGCGATGATACCATTAGATTCATAACGAGATACACCATCCATAGTTAACTCACCATTAAGTACGCAATCTTCAAAATAAGTTAATTCTTCCAAGAATTTAGCACCAGTAAGGATTGTTGGTTCACCTTGGCGGCTTTCCATTTCAACCTCACCATTACGAACAATAGCGTTGCAATAACGACCATCCATTTTGATTTGCGAAATACCTCTGGCACCTTTTTCAAATACCTTACGAGCTTTTTTCTCATCAAATGATACAGCACCCATATAAGGTGTGTCTTCAATAAGACCCTTGAATACTTTATTCATGTAAGTCGTACCTAAACCAATCTTACAATCTTTATCAATGATACGTTCAAGGATATAAGCATCATCACTAGACACACCACTTAAAAGAACTCTAAGCCAATTTAAAGCTTCAATACCAGTAATGCTTCTATCAGTAATACGTTTCAACCCATCTAACGCCCATTCTAAAGTCTCACCACCATTGTTAATCCAACTGTATTCTGGGAGTTGTTTAATGTAAAACTTAACTCTTTTAGAATTGGCCATGTATAAAACACGTTTCAATAATTCATTGTCAGTGTATTTTGTAAGGATTGCAACCTTAGCATTTGTACCACCTTCAGCAGCAATTTCGTCAAAAATGTCTTTAATTTTCATAATGTTATTGTTTTAGAGTGCAAATATAATACTTAATTTGTTTCTACCAAATTTATTTTCAATAAAATATCTAAATGTTCCCACATTTTTTTACCATCACCAGGTGTATTCAAGTATAAAGCACCTTTAAACTCCTGATACTCTTTAGCATACATGTCAATTTTACCACCATGTTCAATATTAGCAATTCTATCAGCTAACTTAAGAATTATTGCATCTGGATTAGCCGCAGTCTTAGGAAGAGTCTTTTCTTTCTTCTCTTTTCTATTTCTACCTAATTCATCAGTAACACAATAAACCATTTCAGCCACTTCTTTACCAAAGTGTTTATTGATGTCGTTGAAACTGATTCCATCGTCTTCTATTGCATCATGGAGTGCAGCTCCAATTAACATTTTATTACTCTTAAAATCAAATCGTTTTAAAACATCAATTACATCATAAATGTGTTTCATATACGGAAAAATTTCATCGTATCTTTGATTTTTATGTGCGTTTTCAGCAACAAATAGGGCATCTCTTAGTAATTTATCAGTGTATTCCATATTAAATATATTTTATTTTATGCAAAGATACAAAATAATTTTAACTTTCACAATTTTTTACATATTTATTATCAAATAACATCTTCAATAGATTCATAAATAATTTTAAAATGATAATTTATAAAACAACAAATTTAATTAACGGTAAAATATACGTAGGTCAAGACTCAAAAAATAACTCAAAATATTTAGGTTCTGGGATTATATTAAACCATGCAATAAAAAAATACGGTAAAGATAACTTTAAAAAAGAAATACTTGAGCATTGTATTGATAAAAATGACATGGACATAAAAGAAAAATATTGGATTTTAGAATTAAATTCTAGAGATAGAAATATTGGTTATAATATAACAAAAGGTGGTGATGGTTGTTTAGGTTGTAAATTCCCAGATAGAGTTTTTACTAAAGAACATAAAGATAATATTAGTAAAAACCATGCTGATGTATCTGGTGAAAAAAACCCTATGTTTGGAAAAACACATACTAATCTAGTTAAAGAAAAAACTAGATTACGTAATTTAGGTAAAAAAGCTAGTGATAAGACAAAAAGTAAAATGTCTGAACAAAGAAAAGGAGAAGGTAATAGTAAATCTAAATTAACTGAACAACAAGTCCTGACGATTCGAGATTTATATTTTATTAATGGAGAATCACAAAAAAATTTAGCAATAAAATTCCAAGTTCAAGATGCGTGTATTTTTAAAATAGTTACATATCGAACTTGGAAACATATTTAATAATTTGTTTGCATTTCGTGAATAATCAGTTTACCTTCCTTGTCATCAAGTCTTTCCAATTTGACGTAAGGTTTATCAAATTGTAAGTCGTGGTCGTATTCATCAATAATGTTTACGTAGAATTGTCTATCACCTGTTAGAATTGGTCTACGTCTATTTTTAGCTAACACACCTTTTTTAGTTAGGAATAAATTGTCTTCTATTAGTTTTTCCAATCTAGGTTCTAAGCTAATAATATCGTTAGCAAAATTAGTTCTTAATTCAATGAACTCTTCTTCGGTTGGTGCACCTTCATGAAGTGAAATACCATCGCCAGAAGTTCTATGGTTGTCCACATAATTTTTTCTATCATATGGTATGTTGTTAACCTCATTTGCTAAGGCTTCTAAATCATAGCTTACTATGATTCCTTGTACGTTAATTGTTTTCATTTTCTTTTTCTTTTGCATGGTCATCACAAAGTGTGTATAACCAACCTTTTATTTTTCTGTTGCTACCTTTTTCCCCACATTTCTCACATGTTTCATAAGATAGTTTTTCGTATTTTATTATAACTTCCTGAGCACCTTCTGGATAAGTTTCAATATAAAATCTAAGTCCACCAAATTTTTCTTTAACTTGAACAGGTCGTTTATCCCAACCCAATGCAATTAATTCAGTTATTAGGTCTTTAATTATAGGGTACCAACCTTCACCAACACCAAAAGCATACGCATCAACGATTGGTCCCTTATCTTCTCGATATATTCTTTCTAATCCACCTATGGAAACTAGAAATTCATCCATTTCTTCTTTTGTCATTATCTTATTCCTTTAAGTATTAAATAATCACCACCTGACATATTGCCATCCATGCCATCATCTTCATGCCAATTTATTTTCCAATTAGCTCTTTCATATCTACTTAATAGTTCACCAGTTAAAACCGATTTCCTAGCATTTGTCATACTAGGAAATGGTTTCTTGGTTACTGGATTGTAATTAAATAAAATATAAGCCTTATCAATCCAAACTTCCAACCTATCAGTTGATAGTTTCTTTTCTATCTCGCTATCGATGTAATCCTCAATAACTTTAATATACCCCAATTCATCTGGGTTTAAATCAGCATTATCTTTTGATTTAAGTTCTGAATATTTTTCTTTAAAATCTATTGCCATAATTAAAGCATTTTATATAATAATTTATCATCGTATTTAAACATGAAGTCTTCAACCGATGCGATTTTACCTTCAGCCAATCCAAAATATAATCCAGTGAATGGTTTTAAATCAGTAGTGTTACATACTTCAAAAACCTTCATTGCATATCTCTTTTTTTCAGCTGGTGTTATGTTTTTAGGTTTAGCCAATTTCAATACTTCCCATGTAACATTTAACGTTTCAGTTAAATTATCATAGTTTTCTTTCAATTTATAGAGTTCCTCTTTTCTTTCTGGGAAAGTTGAAGCGAATTCTTCTATCTCATTGGTTTTAACTATCGTAAGAATGTTGTGTTCAGCAGTTTTGCCTTTCAAGTGGTGAACTGCCAAGTAAGCTGGGTTTTTTATCTTAACACGGTTAAAATTAGCGTCTACAACAACATAACCTTCTTCCGACCATGGCATACCTTCAAATGTACGTAACAAAGTACCTACATCTTTGGCATTCAAGTCAAACTTTTTAACTAGTGGTAAACCTAAGGATGTAACCGCCATTTCCAAGTCTTTTCCAGATAATTCTACTAGAGTTTCTCTGTTTCTGATTGTAAGGATTGTAGCTGATGATTCACCATGTGGTTTTACTACTATATTATATGGAGTAGTTAACTCAAATACGTATATGTGGTTTTTATCCAACAAACAATCATTGAATGTGTATTTGTTGTTTACAGTATCCCAAAATAGTTCATTGAAAGTGGTTCCGTTTTTGTTGTTTACTTCACCCTCACCTTCGGCAGTACCAGTAGTGGCAGCAAACCAAACTTTTTTATTCCAGTCCCAATATACTTGTATCATAGTACCATCTAGTTTCTCTAAGACACTAGCTGTATTCCAATCTATCTTAGCAGCGTTACCTTCTTGTGAGTTAAAGAATTTTCTGAATGCTAGTGACATTACTTTCCATGTATCCATTTCAAGTATAAGACCACGACAATCTTGCATCTCTGGTAAACCCATAAGTGT